GTCCGTATCAGGTGAAACACCCATATTAGAACCTACAGATGAGGCGTAATCACTGCTAAATTCCAATAGAGATTTAAGGTGGTTGCTATTGTGGGCAAGCTCGTTTGTCTCCACAACAACATTATTAATTCTACATACAGTTCTGCTAAATATACTTGCGATGTTATTTACAATTGCTACATTATCAGCAGCTCCTAAATCTGCTCCAGCGTTCGTTTCTACACGGACACGAAGTTCTAGGTATCCTTTGGATAGGTTAGTAAAGTTATTTACATCTTTCAATTCACATCGAATTTGGCTACTATAATTTGGTGGGTTCTGATCCGAAAGGACCTCCAAGTAATCTTCCTCATAAGTGCTATTATCTTTCAAAGGCAACTCATCAATTGAGTATTGGCGATTTACAACTTCTTTAAATGAACTCATTATATATTAAATAAATAAAAAAAAAATACAATATAAATAATTTTTATATATTTAATATTAATCTTCATCATCGTTATCTAATTCATCATTTTGTAATTCTCTTAATTTTTGTTGTTTAATCCTTTTTAATGCATTTCTCATTTGTTGAAGTTCTTCTTTTGTCAATTTTGTTTTTTTCTTTTTAATTTCTTTTAAAACAACAGGTTCTTCTGACACGGTTTTTTTTTCATCTCCTCCAAAATATTTATTTACCAATTCTCCTGTTTTTTTGGTAGCTTTATCAACTAATATTTTAGAACCTTCCTCCAATGCTTTTTTAGATGCTTCCTCAACAACTTTCTTCCCAGTTTCTTCTAATGCTTTTTTGGTGAAAACATCTGCTGCTTTTTTAAATAATGTGCTAAATATACCGCTTCCATGTTGCACAGTATATCCATAACCATATACTTGTGTAGTTTCAGTGTCATTGTAGTAATCTTTCATTATATATATATATATACCTTAGATTTTATTACTAAATTATATCCAAAATATCTAAAAAGTTGTTGTAATTATCATATGTTTGTTTTTTTATACAATTGATGGTGGTTGGGGTTTCTGCTTTTTTCTTGCTATTTTTAATTTTGTATCTTTTTTTACCTCATCATCTTCACTTTCATCTGTTTCTAATGATATATGCTCTAATTCGTCTTTTTTCATAGCCTCAAATAACACACGCAATCTTTCAAATTCTTCTTTCTCCTTTTTCTTTTTTGCTTTTGCTCGTTTATCACGCACACTTTTAAAAAACGCTGGAAAATCCATTACTTTATACCATATACAGAGGGTTATACATAGACTGAAACTGGACTGAAAAATATTAATATAATCCTCTGTTGATTGTTGCGCTAAATAATTAGTAATCATGTTAGTGGTTGAATTGTTCATTATATATATAATATAAGAAAATTATATAATATATATAAAATTATTAAATATGAAGATTATCTGCTAAATCTTTATTAAGATCCGAAGGTCTTTCGCTAAACATTTTCACGCAATCTTTTAATTTTATATTATCTACAAAAATATTTTTAATAACGAAACAGCAATAATACCCACATAGTATACTATCATAATCTTGTATTTGACTTTCATTCATATATCTTTTATTACATTTACATCTTTTAATAAAATCCATAATATTACTATCTATAAATTCCACGCCGAAGCTATCAAAATATAATAATTCATCTCCTTTTTTACAAACCATTACCCAATGCGTCCCTGGTCCATCTCCATCTAAATTTATAATTGTTGCGAAATCTTTTTTTAATTTATTGTTATTTATATCTTTTAATACATTTTTTGGAAATGTTCCCAAATAACTATCTAGGTTTATCAGTTTAAAATAATCATTAATATCTATATTGCTTAATGGTCTGATTGGTGTTATAATTTGTGTAATTTTATCATTTATTTCTTTTTTTTTTTCATACCACGCCCTTTTACTACTCTATTAACTGCATTTTCCAATTCTTTTACATCTAATCCCGCAACATTACTTGCTACTTTTTTACTCTGTTTTAATATCTCTTTAATAAATGGATTTTTGGCTAATGCCTCAACTTGTCTAGTAAAAAAAGGAACTATATCCATAATATTTCCACCAGTTACACCAGCGCATTTTTTACATTTATTATAATCTTTATTTCTTACTAAATGATGACAAAAACAAGAATCTCCATGTCCTTTCCCAGTGAAGAAATTTTTACCACTAGCGACATTAGCAATACCATCGAGAAGCTTACCAGCTGCAGCTCCACTCAAAGCACTACCCACGGCAGTACCAACAGTACTTAAGGATGGTAACATTGCTAATAGAGCAGGTAGGAACCCTCCTCGCTGTGGTTTTTCATAATAAGAATATCCAAGGCGTTGTAATCCCATACCGAGTTTATGTATCTGTCTTTCATCAGCAACAGTAAGTTTGCATTTCATACACCCTCCTAATCTTGTCATACCTTTTCCGCCTAATCGTTTCATACCTGTACCCTGTTTTGGTAAACTATTCATAATTTCCATAACTTCTGCGTGTTCTTTTGTTCCTTTTTTAGGTATACAATAGTAATTTTTATTTTTATTCCAAATTTTTAAAGCTTCTACAAATGACATTTTTTTATATATTACTAAAAGATTTTATTTTTTACTAAATAATATTTAATATCTTAATATTTTACTCATAACCAAATTTTCTAATTGTTTATTATTATTTTTAGCTAGATATGCGCCAAGCAATATTCTAGGGTCCATTCCTTTACCTAATATACCTTTACCTGCTATACCTATACGAATAGCATCATCTATTTGTTGATTAAGTATATTTTTCGGGCCCCCTTTTTTTAATAATGATACAAATAATTTTAATTTATCTATTCCTTCATCAAATAAAATTTTATCTCTTATTATGGGTATACTAGCAATTAATGGATCTTTAATTCCTGGACTGACTGGATTATTTTTGGTACTTTTTTTTTCATAAATATTAATTTTAGTCCTTGCTTTATCAAAGACAAAATATCTTTTATTGATTCCTGATTGTCGCATTTGCTTCAAGGTATTTTTTGGTCTCAGGTCTAATCCTTGAAGATCTAAAGCCTCAGCTTCCCATTGTTCTTCTAATTCATCATCTGAATATTCCTCCTTCAATTCTTCTTCTTTAACTTCTTCTTCTTCCTTCACTTCATCATCAACAACCATAGGTACAGTTTTGTCATCATCCACGATTTTTACTTCTGGACGTTGTTTTAATTCCTCTAATGCTCTTATTTTTGCTTCTTCACCACGTAAAACCTCACTTTCTAACATTTCACGCTCAAAAATATTACCTTGTAATGCTTCTCTAATATTCTCCCTAGATTTTTGAATAATTTGTACTAAATCCTTGTATTTATTACTCATAATTATATATTATATAAATAAAATAAAATATACTTATAATATATAATTATGGATTTGAAAGTTAAAAATATTGATGAATATATTAATAAAAATAAAAAAGATGATGACGACACACATCCTCTTATGTTTAAAAAACCCTATCGAGTTGTTTGCGTGGGGTCGAGCAATTGTGGTAAAACAAATTGGTTAATTGACCTATTAACAAGAGGAAAAACAAGTTATAGTTCTTTGTATGTTTATAGCAAACATATAGACCAACCAAAATATAAATATTTACATACATATGTAAAGAAGTTAGAGGAGTTATTAGAAAAGGAAAAAATCAAAATGAATATTATTAAAGCATGGGAAAATAATCTTGATAATCTTGTAGAATGTGACCAGTTAGATAAAAAAGAAGATTCTATAATTATTATTGATGATTTTAATACTAATTTATCAAAAAACGAAAAAGAAAAAATAGCTGATTTATATTGCTCTTGCCGCCATAAAAAAGCATCTATTATATTCCTTGGTCAATGTTATCATAAAATACCACGAGAGGTAAGGCTTAATTTATCTTATCTATGTCTATATAATAATAATAATAAAAGAGAAAAATCATTATTAAAAACTGAATTAATTGATGATTTAGAAGATGATGAATTTAATAAAATGTTAAATTATGTTTATAAGGATAAATATAATTTTCTTATGGTTGATAATGTCAACCCTAAATTAAAATATAGGAAGAATTACGATGATATATTAACTAATTCTACAGATACTTTATAATTTCTTTATTTACATATTTACTTTTTGGATCAAATAAGTATTTTTCACCTTCTTTCATTAATTTCTTAAAACATTTATGAAGTTTATGCGATTTTATTGTAACACCTTCTTTTACTTTTCCATCTATTATAAAATAACAGTCAAATCCTCTAACTATCACATGGCTGTACTCAGGTTCTTTAATTTCCTTTTTATGTGATACCATATATAATTTTAAATCCTCCATTTCAAACCCTTTAAGAAGTAAATAATTAACAATGAATTTTTTATATTCTTTATTTTTAAACACTTCTATTAAATTAACATCGTCCATACTATAATATATAACAATATTATTTTTTTATACAATTTAAATAATGTTGATTTTTACACAATTTAAATAATATTAATTTTTACACAACCTTTTTAATTAATCAATCGCTTTTAATACCAGTGATAGTGAAATATTTTCTCCTTGTAAGTTCAATATGTTCAGATTTTGATCAGTCACAAAAAATCGCATGCTGTTTATTGAACCACTATTAGAAATAGGTAGGAATGTAATCTGTGAAATTTGTTCGCTTAGATTGGTACCAACACTAGTTTGAGGGACAAACTGATATAGTGTTTGACTTGGTGTATTATTAATTAAGTTATTATTGCTGTTAAGGAGGGAGCAATTAATGTTGATAGCATCCACAGAATTCGTGATATTTGGTATTAGAGGACCTGAGGTGAATGCTGCAGTATATATTTGTGAAGCGAATCCCAGTAAAATTCGCAGGGAATTAGCAGGTTGGAAGTCAACTTGATAATTTGCCGCCAATGTTAATTCTACTCTTAAAGTATTATAATTTGGTTGAAAATCAATTGATCCGGTTACACCCCCTTGAGATACCACTAAAGAATCGATCGCTTGGTTAATGTCACTCAAACTATAATTACCGTCTGGCAAAACTACATCTATAAAAGTAGCTCCATTATCAATGCTAAATCTAAAAGCATTGTTATTATTATCGGTTGATACATTGAACCAACTATACCACATAGAATAACTTTTAAGGCCTAAAACATACTCTTTATTAGGATCTAGATTTAAATTGGTATAAATAACATTAAAATCATGTGTCTGTCCATTCACTCCATTTAATTGACTTGTTGAAACGTTTAATAAATAGGTGTCACTCATTAGTATATATTAATTAAATATTTTATTTTTTTTATATTATCATAATATATAAAATGACCTCTACAGGACGGAATATATTCAATAATGAAACAATTATAGGAATTGGACCAAGAATAGAAAATTTACAGAACGAAAATATAGCACAAGATAAAGTAGCAATTTTTAAGTTGAATAATGCTGTTGAAACTGTTAATGTAAGTAGTTATGGAAAACAATTGCTAAATGAAACCTCGTTTGCTTCATTTAGACAGTCTATATTAGAGGGTAGTGAAGAAGCTATAAAATACACTGGTGATTCTGTATATGAGATATTGTTTTATACAAATACAGGAGGCACACCATCAAGTAGTAATTTAAGATTAAAAATTACCGATACTGCTATGTCATTAGAAAATAATTTAATATTAAATTGTAATGATGTTAATGTTAACCCTAATAAATCACTAATAGCGTCATATATCGGTAGCGACGGTGGAAATAATTTAAATCTGCGATATGGGGCATCAGTTTATCAGCAGTTTAACGCTAATGGTATTGATATAAACCAAAATGTAGTTATGGC